GATATATTATTATTATTATTATTATTATTATTATTATTATATACGTAAGTTTTAAAATGTTCTTAATACAATTTATCTTGTAGTTATCTGTTATGCGCGCATGCATACGAGGACGCTAGTAGTTAGTCCACCCGAACGTCTGCGCCTGAATCCGTCGCAGGGCCGCATCGGCGCCGGGTCTTCTAACCTCTGTAGTAAAGAATCGAAGCGTCGCAGGGTCCTCTAACTCCCGACGTAAAGAATCGAAGCGTCGCCGGGTCGCGGTAAGGATGCAGTAAGATTGTAGGCTTCGCACGGAAGGCCTTTTTAGGCTGAACAAGTTCTAAACTGCGGCGTCGCCGGGTCGCGGTAAGGATGCAGTAAGATTGTGGGCTTCGCACGGAAGGCCTTTTTAGGCTGAGCAGGTTCAAAACTGCAGCATAATCCAGTAGTCGCAGCGGCACCTAGTCGCAGCGTACTGAGTGAAGCAATAGAGGCCGCCTCGACTAAACGAAACGGAGCTGCATCGACAGAGCGGCCCAGCGCCGTTGGGTCGAAGCCGTGGAAAGACTGTAGGTTGCCCCGGTCCCGTTGGGTCGAAGCCGCGCCGCCAGGCCAGGTCGCGCTGCCAGCCTCGGTCATCCTGTACCATGCAGAGCTGCAGAAAAGTTGTAGGTCGCCTCAGCCATCCCACACTACGCAGAGCTGCTTCAGCTAGGCATGGAAGTTAAAATTTCCTAAGTCGTCCGCGCATATATGTATTATAATATAAATGAAAAAAGAAAAAAATTAAAAAATGAAAGGATGATGAACATGACAAATTTGAAGGGACTATTTGCAAACAACAGCAACACAAATCAAGAGGTATCCAACAGAGGTAATCAGCTAGGCAGCACTGCAGAACTTACAAGAATATCAATTAACATCGCAAGAGAAATTCTGAAACGAGCAGAGGCTGACGCTGAGAAGTACCAACAAGTAATACTAGACAGTCAAAAGTCACACGATGTGATGGACAAACTAATCAATGAAATCTACGATCTGACAACAGTTGATATTGATTTCCTGAAGGCTGAAAGCGAAGAAGTACTTGACAGAATGATTAAGTCACAACAATCCAAACGCAGCCGCGCGAAATCCAAAGAGATGACGTTTGAAAACTATCTGACAATGCTAACAGGCGCCGTGGCAGAGAACTTACTCAGGATTGCAGCCAATAAGCCTAAGTCAGCAGGTGGTGGCGGAGCAAGACGCAAGACAGTAACTTACAGCGAGGAAGAGCTTGAAGCATTCAAGAATGACCCTGAAGCACTGAGGCGAGCACTCAGAAATGTACAATCAAAGAAGTCCATCTATAAGTCAAAGGCTGACTTCGACCCTAAGTCTGAAAGATGGCAAGAGCTTATAATGGTTGAAGAGCAGCTGAGAGCCATAAGAGACGGGCAGACCATTGAAGCAGAAAAGGCAATCGAGAAGACAAGTCAGCTTGAAGAGATGCTAGCGACTATAGATACTAATGATCTTAAAGCAGCTGATGCTAAGAACATGCTCGAAAGTATTAAACAAATGTTAGCTACTAAATAAGAGCGACGGCCCAACGGCCGTCCTCAATAAATAAAATATTGAAAGGATGATGATAATGAAAAAAGGATTTGTGCAAATGCCGCTTGAGAGATATGACGAGCTTATAAGAATGATGTATATACTTGATAACATCGTGAAAATTGAAACTGATTGGAATAATGAGCCAATGTTGAAAATAGACCTTAGCGGGCTGGCAGCAAGGCTAAGTGAGAAGTTTGAACAATCAGAGTTTGCAGGTAAGTGGACAATGAAGGATATGAGCAAATACACGGAAACTGTGTGGAGCGTGTTCAAGAAAATCGACGCCAACGAAGACCAAGCGTAACTGCTTGGTTTTCTTTTTGGCTTTTAGTGCAGCACCGCCTAAACTAGCAGGGACCATAACGTTAGTGCTGCATGCTTAGGCTAGTCGAGGCTGCTCACATGCGCTTTCGCAACTATGGTAAGCTCGCACGAGGCGGCGCTGCGAAGAGGGGTGTCAGCGAGGCCTGGTTCCGGCCGACTGAAGCTGTCCACAAGTCTGTAGATAGCACCACGGGACTCTGGCTAACCAAGGCTGACGCAGCATTATTCAGATAATTAAATTGCTTAAGTCGTCCGCGTAAATATATGATATAATTATAATGGGTCGAGCGTTTGAATCAATAGCAACGTTCGATACTATAAATCAAATAGGAGTGAACAGTATGAAACAACAAATTGTAAGAATCAGTAACATCAAGTTTACAGAGCCAATCAGAATTAAGAAGCCGGTTGACATCACACAGACGTTTATTTACGAAGACTTACAACGAGTTAACCCGGCAATCAGCGACGACGAGCTTATTAAGAAAAGCCACATCGGCTTCGTCTTAGCGCAGCTGCATAACTTCTACGACTGCACGTATGACATTGAGACAATTACACCGAACGACGTTAGGTATCAAGAAGCTGTTGACGAAATTGCAACATACGTTGAAACTGATTGGCTGATGGATGATGCAGATGTTGTGCAATCAGCGGACATTGAATTAACAGACGAATATTACAGCATTGAACACCAGACAACGCTGCATATGTACTTCGACGATTGGATTCAATTCGGTTATGAATCGTATGTAGCGCCTAGCAACTGGAAAGCTGCGTTCCGTCAAATTATTCACGAATATATGCGACAGTTTTTAACGATTGAAATAAGCTAACAGAAGCGGCCGTTCAGAAGCGGCCGTTTTCTTTTGACTTTTAATGCGGCACATTTCGATTCCGGCATGCTAATGCTACTGCGGCGAGGCCCGGTTCCGGCTGACTGAAGCTGCACACAAGACTGTAGATATACAACCCGGCGCAGGCTGACTGAAGCTGCTGCAGCTTTATTCATAAAAATAAATTGCTTAAGTCGTCCGCGTAAATATATGTTATAATATATAATAGGAGGTGAGTTACATGTACAAAAAAGTACTGCAGCTCATGGCGGAACACATGAGCTGTAACAATGCGTCAGCGCCAAACGCAATTGGCGATGCAGTATACGAGCTGCTGTGTGACAACAATATTGATGAGCAAGCAGCTGAAAAAATTGCAGACGCTGCATTTGAGCTAGCGTCTGCGATGGTTGCGTATGCTGGCAAGTACATCTAACGATTGCAGCCGCTTAATTGCGGCTGCTTTCTTTTTTGCTTTTAATGCTGCACATTTCGTTTTTAGCATGCTAACGCTACTGCGGCGAGGCCCGACTCAGGCTGACTGCGACTGCATACGAGACTGTAGATACACAATCCGATTCAGGCTGACCAAGGCTGATGCAACATTATTCAGATAATTAAATTGCTTAAGTCATCCGCATAAATATATGTTATAATATAATTGGAGGTGATATAATGAATAATATAATTATAACTAAATATGCTGACAATGACTACAGTATATGTGTGACTGACGACGTTACAGACATCAACAGTGGCTGCAGCGTCAGAGGAACGCTAACAGAAGTACTTGAAGAGTTAGATGCTGAAAGTTTAAACATACTGAAAGAAATTGCAAAACTATTATAAGACTAACATATCATTTCAGTTTTAAATGGCTGTTATTAACATACAGCCATTCTTTTTTATTTGTTTTTAGCAGCTGATAACAACTAACGATGGCTTAAGACTTTTAATGCAGCTCAGTGCTGACTAACTAAAGCTGATTGCTTTTATGCAGTTACGCACGTTTCTAACAAACAAAAATCGCATTATTGAGGCTTGGCTCAGACTGACTGAAGCTGCTGCAGCTATATTCATAAAAATAAATTGCTTAAGTCGTCCGCGCTAATATATGTTATAATATAATTATGAGGTGATTATATATGATTATATTTGACGCTGAAAATGGCCGCGATCTAAAAGCAGTTGCTGGCTTTATTAAAGCGTTATCAGACGCTGCAAATGCTGATGGTGGCTGCGAAGTGATCATAACTGTTGGCAATATTCAGCTTAAAGCTTATGACCACGCTGCATTGATTCAAGGCCTGTTGGACGCTGTTAAATATTTTAAGACTGAATTAGAATGACTGATTAATTAAAAATGACAGCTATATTTAGCTGTCATTTTTATTTGCTTTTAGCGACTGACAACAACTAACAATAGCTTAAGACTTTTAATACAGCTTAGCGCTGGCTAACCAAAGCTGATTGCTTTTATACTGCGCAGCATTGCATTGACTAGTCGCAGCTGATTATTAAATAATTTAAATTGTCTAAATATTCAGACAATTCAGCGCCCTTCTCCCCCTAGCGTTGCATTATTTATAGAGGCTATGGGCTATTCCTCTTTACCCCCGCAGGGGCCGGGGGTTTTTATCCCCCGGAGTGTTGTTGTCTAATTGAGCTAGCTTGTTTTAGGTTTATTTATCCAGCAAGTTTTTCAGTAAGTTTATAACATATTCTTTTGAGATTTTTTCTTCCTGGTTCTCTAGGTGGTCAATCAAGTCGTTTATGTCTGATTTTTTAACAACTGTGTCTTCTATAGGCTTAATCTTCTTTTTGTGCTCTAGCAGCATGCGTTCAATTTCGCACGCTTTTTGGTATTCTACGTTGTCTTCTATGCGCTCGGTTGCGTGTTGTACTAGGCACTTTTTCGACTGAATAGACTTGATTGCTCGGATAGTTTCTTCGTAGTTTAGTAGTTCAATGTCACTTTTTGTCATTTCTGGTACAGGCTTTGCTTTAGGCTCGAAGTAGTCGCGAACTTCTTTTAGTAACTGTTCTTGTTGCAAGATTTCGGTCATGAGCTCTTCGTAGTCTTTTCTACTTTTTTGCTTTTTAAGCCTGGACTTTCTTGACTGAAGCGACCTTATAGCTTTTTTGACCTCTTCTACGCTCCCGTAGCTTTTAGCAACCTTTTCAATGTTTTTCAACATTTTTTCATACCTCCACTTTGATTTTTAATTTGCTTTTATGGGGGCTTTAATGTGCTAAAAGCTAGCTCAATTAGACTATTCAATATTTAGTTGTCAAAGATCAACTTTTAATTATATTATAGCATATATTTTTAAAAAAGTAAATAGCATTTTTAAAAATTATTAAAGTTTTAATATTCTAAATAATTAAAATATTTAGAAAATTTAAAATATTCAGAAAATTTAAAATATTCAGAAAATTTAAAATATTCAGAAAATTTAGAATAGTCCAGAAATTGCCAGAATATTCTGACAATTTCAGCGGCCCCCTAGTGCCGCGGCACTGGATTTATGGAATCCGGGAACTATTAGTCCAGAAATCACGCATACTATAGTCCAGAACCCGCGCGCCTCCGGGGCACCGGGACTATTAATATCATATATGTATAAATATATAACGCGCGTACATGTTTAAAATAATTATTACGAGTCCGTGACGAGGTGCCCCTGGGGTTTTATAAGGGCCTTATTTAAGGACCGATATTACGAGTCCGTGAATATACTCTTTTGCAATAATTGTGCTATTGTAGTTCTCAGCTGCGTATAATATATTTGAGGGGGTGAACAAATGATGATTAAATGTCGCAGGTGCGGTCAAGAAAAAACACCTCATAAAACCAACAGACATTTATGTGAAGATTGTGTAAAGGCTGAAAACAACCGAGTATCCTACTACAGATATCATAACTTCAATTGGATTGATGTAGCTAGAGAAGCAGAGTTAGAACTGTGGGAACGCCAACCTGCTGAGACTGACAGGGAATGGCAGATCTGGTTGGCTTACAGGGACATGTATCCCAGCACGAGGCCGTCGTACCGACAGGTTGCCGAGCAACTAGGAACTACAGTAGCTGTAGTTAAGAAGATAGGAGCTCGATGGGACTTCCCAGTAAGGCTGCAGGCCTGGGCTAAGTATGTAGATAATCTAACGTTGCAGCAACGCCAGCAGGAGATATTAGATATGAACAAGAAGCATATTGAAATGGCTCAAGCGTTGAATGAGAAGCTGACTACTGCGATAAATGCTATTGACCCATATGAGTTGGAGCCTAAGGATATTAAGGGGCTACTTCAACTATCTGCAGAGTTAGAGAGGAAAGCTAGATTGCACAACTCTGACGTGATACGACCCGAGCTTGCGGATGAAAATCCTAACTTAAAGGAGAGCCCTACAAAGACTGAGGACCTCAAAAAGGTTCTGGATATACTGGTTAAAGCCAACGTGTTCAAGGCTATTGGGGTGAAGAAGACTACAACAACAGAAGTTGTAGTTAAAGAATGACGAAAGTATGCAAGGTATGTGGGTTGGAAAAGAATCTGACTGAGTTTCCTAAGAATGGTAAGTTCAAAGATGGGTCGACGCGGTACAGGGCCGATTGCAAGGAGTGTTACAACATCAGTAGAAAGATTAGCAAGAAAAAGCTGTCTAAGTTCTTAAACAATACCAAGCACCGCACCGGCGAGGAAGATGGGTACTCCTTCAAGGATTGGAAAGATGCCGTGTTGTACTTCAGGGGAAAGTGTTCATATTGCGGCAGGAAGCAATCTAAGGGTGTTAAGCTTACTAGGGACCATGTGGTGCCTGTTAGTAAGGGCGGTAAGACAATGAGGGAAAATATTGTGCCAAGTTGTGAACGCTGTAATAGTTCTAAGTCAGATAGCGACATGGAGGAGTGGTATGTGAAGCAGGAGTTCTACAGTGATGATAGGAAGAAGAGAATTGATATGTGGATAAAAGGAGGTGATGCTAATGCCAGACAAGATTGATTTAACGAACGTTGACATCAGGGCTCTACAAAAGGCGCTAACTCCAAGGTTGACTAAATATATTCCATATGAGCCAACACCAAAACAACGCGCATTCCTATTGATGAATGACGTTAAGGAAATCTTGTATGGCGGCTGACTGGTGCCGCTGGTGGAGGCAAGTCAGTTGCTCAGCTGATGGCTGCCTTACAATTTGTAGATATACCAGGTTATTCTGCGATACTGTTTCGTAAGACATATGCTGACTTAGCATTACCAGGCGCCTTGATTTCTATGTCAAAGGACTGGTTAATGCCGTTTGTAGAATCTGGCGAAGTTAAGTGGTCAGAGAAAGAAAAGAAGTACACCTTCCCTTCTGGTGCCACATTGGCGTTCGGATACCTAGAATCTGATAATGACTGTTACCGCTATCAGGGAGCTCAGTTTCAGTTTATTGGCATGGACGAAGTGACCCATATCTCTCCTAACAACTACAGATACCTATTCTCACGTCTTAGAAAGCCTAAGCACCTTAAAGTTCCACTAAGGTTCAGGGCCACTGCGAACCCGGGAGGCGAGTACGGTGAATTCTACTATCAGAGGTTCTTTGTAGAAGGGGAAGAGGCTGGAAGGGTATTTATACCAGCCGGACTTGCGGATAATCCGTTCCTTGATGCTGACGAATATAAGGAATCACTTGCAGAACTAGACCCGGTAACTAGGGAACAACTATTAAACGGTAACTGGGAAGTACGTGAAAAAGGTGATATGTTCTCTAGAGATTGGTTTACTATAGTGCCTGCCGACAGTATACCAGCTACAGCCCAGAGAGTTAGGTTCTGGGATATGGCTTCTACAGACCCCTCTAAACGTAGTGGTAAAGGAAGAAAAAGAGAACCTGACTATACTGTGGGTTTCAAACTTGCGTACCATCAAGGATTGTACTGGATAGAAGACATAATAAGGGTTCAGAAGAGCCCACATGATGTTGAGAATATTATCGCTGAGACCGCGCAGCTGGATGGATATGACTGTGCTATAAGGATGGAACAAGAGCCTGGTTCATCTGGTGCTATAACTATAGACCACTATGCGAGAAATGTTCTACAAGGATATGATTTCCAGGGAGTATTATCCACAGGTTCTAAGGTTGAGAGAGCAAGGCCTGCATCAGCAGCTGCGCAGGGTGGGAGAGTCTTTATATCTACTAGGTGTAGGAATATGACAGCGTTCTTTGATGAAGCTGATGTGTTCCCGTACGGTAGTAATGATGATACCATAGATGCTTTCTCAGGAGCATTTGTATATTTTAGAAATAAGGTGCTGTATGTAGGGCCTACTAGTCTTAAGAAATCAGGGGGTTCATACTGGAGCAGACTAAATAGGTAGGAGGTGAATGATTTTGAAAAGGATTAATTATAAACAACTGGGCTCAACAGGTTTGCGAAGACATGGCGGATATGTGTATGAAGAGTTTCTGCCAATGCTCAGATGGCCAAGAGCAGGCGATATATACCAAGAGATGGCGGATAATGACCCAGTTGTGGGCGCTATATTGTACTTGGCTGAGATGCTGATACGCAACGCCGAATGGTCAACAGAAGCAGCATCAGACAAGCCTGTAGATAAAGAAGCAGCGGAGTTCCTGTATTCTTGTATGCATGATATGGATACATCATGGGCTGATACAATATCTGAGATATTATCTATGCTAACTTATGGGTTCAGTTTCCATGAAATTGTCTATAAGATTAGGCGAGGACCTCATGAGAGAAATAGTAAGTTCAGGAGTAAGTACTCAGATGGTAGAATAGGATGGAGAAGAATGCCTATTAGGTCGCAAACTACATTACACGAGTGGATATTCGACGAGGAGGGAGATATTAAGGCGTTTGTTCAACACGACCCTAATACTGGCAAGATTGTAGTTATACCACTGTCAAAAGGGCTTTTGTTTAGAACTAGAGTATTAAGAGATAATCCAGAGGGTAAATCACTATTAAGAAACGCGTATAGGCCTTGGTACTTCAAGAAACATATTGAAGAGATAGAGGGCATAGGTATTGAAAGGGACCTCGCTGGTTTCCCAGTATTATACGCACCAGAGGGTTTAGACCTTTGGAATGATGAAGATACAAGGCTTGTGAAGCTTAGACAGAATGCAGAAGAGCTAATACGAAATGTTAGACGAGACAGCGAAGAAGGTGTATTGCTTCCACATGGTTGGGAATTTAAGTTATTATCCTCAGGCTCAGCTAGACAGTTTGATACGAACGCGATTATTAATAGATATGATTATAGAATTGCGATTACTATGCTATCAGATTTGGTGCTACTGGGCGGTGAGAAGACAGGTTCCTTCGCTATGGCTGAAACTAAGCAATCACTATTAGCTACTGCACTTAATGCTCAAATACAGAATATAGCAGATATATTCAATAAATACGCAGTGCCTAAGTTGATGCACTATAATAATTTTGAAGATATAACTGATTATCCAAAGATAGTACCCGGAAACATTGAGTCCCCAAGTCTGAAAGAGATTGCATTGTTACTTCGTTCAATGGGATTAGATATATCAGGCGACATGGAACTGATGAACCACTTGAGGAAAATATCAAGTCTACCTCAAATGTCTGAAGAAGTGTTTAATGAGGTCTACAGAGATCAAGGCAAGAAAGAAAGGCCAAAAGATAAAAGTTTCAACGATGACGATACTGTAGATAATGTCTTTGAGCAGAATGATTTAGATTATATGTAAGGGGAGAATTGAAATGGCTAGTAAGACAATAGAAACTGTTAATAGAAAAACTACTCATATCAATGATGACGGACACGGATACGAGAACACTAGCATAACGAATAGCGAGTCAGTGTATCTGGATGACGGTACCTATGTGAGATATGATGAATCGTTGTATATTGAACAGCCCATAAATATAAATGTAGAAATTTTTAAGTCCAATGAGTTTGAGAAACTTGTGAGTGGTTGGGCTAGTGTAGCAAAGAACGCCGATGGTTCATTACCATTAGATTGGGATGGTGATGTAGTAACTGCCGAGGTATTAGAGAAGGCAGCTATTAATTTTATGCTAGAGTACCGCGAAAGTGGTGAAATGCATAAAGGAGAGCCAAAAGGAACTGTAGTAGAGTCTATTGTATTTACTAAACAGAAAATGGAAGCCATGGGAATACCTGAGGGAACTATCCCAGAAGGATGGTTCATAACGGTTAAGATACACGATGATGAGGTGTTCCAAAAGGTTGTAAATGGCGAGTACAAAATGTTTTCAATCCAAGGTAAAGCAAGGAGATTAAAAGTTTAAATCAAAGTGTAATAACACGCTGCTGGGTAGCGTATAATATAATCAAGGAGGTGTTAATAGTGCCGAACCTTCTTATAGACTTGGTGGTTGATAGGGTTGATTTAGTTGATGAGGGGGCGAATTCAGCAGCCTTCATAAAGCTATATAAAAGAAAGGAGATGGAAACAGGTATGGATTTTAATGAAATTATCTCAAAACTTAAGCCTGAGCATGCTGAAGTAATCCAAGCCGAATTAGCTAAGGCTAAGGCAGAAGTACCGGAAGAAATTGCTAAGGAACTTTCAGATACTAAGGTAGAATTAGAAACACTAAAGGTAGAGCTTGAGAAATTTAAGGAAGAAGCGAAGAAGTCTAAAGAACCTGTGCAGGAGGAGAACTTTGAAGAAGTTCTTAAGAATTTAGACCCAGCAGTTCAAAAAGTATTCAAGTCCTTGCAGGCTCAAAAAGAAGCTGCTGAGCAAATTGCTAAGCAGTTACAAGAGCAGAAAGAAGAAGAGGAAGCTATTGCAAAGGCTAGAGCTCTTAAAGCACTTCCGGTTGAAGAAGAAAAACTGGTACAAGTGGTTAAAGGTGTTTCAGATGATGTGTATGAAATACTTAAATCAGTTGCTAAAGTATTAGAAGAAAGTGACATATTTGAAGAGATTGGTAAAAGTAATGCCGGTACTACCGATGCATGGACAAAGATAGAAAAGAAAGCGGAGGAAATTGCTAAACGTGATGGTATAACTGTAGAGAAAGCTATTAGTGTAGTTATCAATGAGAACCCTGAGTTATACAGAGAATATTTGAGTGGAGGTGCTAAGTAATGGCTGCGTATGAAATTCCTAATCTTCGATTCAGTCTTGAAGCAGCTGGTCCAGTGGCACGGAGACGGTTCGTAGTTGTTGATGCTAATGGTAAAGGCGCACAAGCTGGTGCTGGTGAGCTCGCCATTGGTGTCTCTATGAATGACCCTGCTGCTGGTGAAGTGTTAGAAGTTGCTGATGGTATTGTAATGGTTGAAGCTGGAGCTGCAATAGTAGCTGGTTCAGAAGTGCAATCAGGTACGGATGGTAAAGCAGTTCCGTTGGCCACTGTTGAAGTTACTGCTTCTGGTGACGCTGAAACGTTAGTTATTCCACGATCTGCAAAGCTTGGTATTGCGCTTACTGGTGGCGCTGCCGAACAGCTTATCGCAGTAAAAATGTATTAAGGAAGGAGTGAAATAATAAATGCCTACTAAGAGTCAAGCACATATAGATAAGGCTTTAACTAATATATCCGTTGCATATATGCAAGATGAGAGTGCATTTATAGCGGATAAGGTGTTCCCAAGAATACCTGTAAAGAAACAATCAGATGTATACTTTGTATATAATAAAGGAGACTTCTTCAGAGATGAGGCTAGAGTAAGAGCAGGTGCTTCCGAGTCCGTTGGTGGAGACTACGGGGTTGAAGCGTCAGACCCGTACTATTGCAGAGTTCATGCATTTCACAAGGATGTAACAGAGCAAGACAGAGCAAACTATGATGAGCCGTTAGATGCTGACAAAGACGCTACAGACTTCGTTACTCAGAAAATGTTAATCAGAAGAGAGATGGAATGGGCTAAAAAGTTCTTCAAACCAAATGTTTGGACTACTGAGATTACAGGGGCAGACTCTAACCCACAAGCTGGAGAAGCAATTAGGTTTAGCGACCCAGCGTCTGATCCAATCAAGGTTATCACTAACCAATCTATAGAAATGGCTTCTAAGACAGGTTATAGACCTAACACATTAGTTCTTTCACCAAGGGTATTCTACGCCCTTAAGAATCATAAAGACATTTTAGATAGAATTAAGTACACTCAAAAAGGTATTGTAACTAATGACTTATTAGCTACATTGTTCGAAGTAGATAATGTGTATACAGCATGGGCAGTAGTTAATACAGCAGCTCAAGGTGAAGAAGATAATATCGACTTCATAATGGACAACCATGCTCTACTGTGCTATGTTAACCCGAGACCTTCTATTAAGCAGCCATCAGCTGGATATATATTTACTTGGACTGGATTAATGGGAGCAAGTGCTTATGGTAGCAGAATTGTAAGAATACCAATGGATAGCTTAGGATTAGGAACAGAAAGAATAGAGGGAGAAATCGCATTCGACGCTAAGATTATATCACAAGACTTAGGAGTATTCTTTAATGACATCGCATAATGATGTACGTAGTTAAAAGGCCCTTTAAGTCGATGGGCAAGTTTTATGGCGTAGGGTCTATAATTGAAGACCCTACTGCTATAAAACGATTTAAGTCCAAAGTCAATGAGGGCAAAGTGATTGTAGTTTCTGAAGATAATTTACAAACTGTAGCGGCCTATATTAAGGCTAGGTCGAATGTAGATATTCTCCCAAGGTTTACCAAGACTGAACCAAAACTTAATGAACCAAAACCTAATGAACCAAAACCTGTAGCTAAAGCAAAAGTAGTAATCAAGAAGTAGGTGATAGAATGACTTGGAATTATTCAGGCGACCCTGCTAATAGTGACTTAGATAAGTATAGATTCATCATAGGTGATACTGATGAAAATGATAAGCTACTATTAGACGCTGAAATATATTATATCCTAGATACTTTCGATGAACATAACCTTAGGTTATATAATCTATATCAAAGGATAGCGGATAAGTTTGCAAGGGGTATAAAGAGGTCGCTAGGCCCACAATCAGAGGACCCTACTTCTAGACAACAGTACTATGCTGATAAGGCTGCGTATTATAAGCAGCTGTGTAGTATTTCTAGTGTATCAATTCCTAAATATAGCTACAAAAAGGTATTTAGGAAGGGAATGCACAGCAATGTTTAAGTCATTAAAGAAATGGTTAAATGTTCCGGTTGATATAAAACCGTTTATTAAACGGGATGGTACTGGTAAGCCTATCTTTGGAGATACCATTTCAACTAAATGCTATCCGCAAGGTAAAGTCACTCTGGTAAGAGATGTGCATGGTAACGATATTGTGTCAAATCTACAGCTATATATTGAAGGCGATACCGCTATTAAGGTTACTGACGTGGTAGTGTTTAACGGTAATGAATACAATATTAAAGCACTAGGACCGTATTACGATGGTGACACAGGTAAAGTAGATATAGTGGTGGTGTATTTGTAATGCGAGTTACTATGGATATAAATTACAATAAGTTTCATAAGAAGTGTGAAGCAGCTATAAGTAAAGTAGCAAAGTCTACCTACTGGGCAACCGAGGAAGCTTGCGAAGACATAATGGAGGAGAGCCTCAGACAAGTACCTAGAGATACTAATACGCTTGCTAATAGTGCTTTCTATGATATACGGAAGGCAAAAGATTACGGCTTCGAAGCTACTCTGGGATATGGAGGTACTGCAATAAATCCAAAAACAGGAGTGCCTGTTATGGACTATGCAGTAGTAGTTCATGAGGACCTTGAAGCTTTCCACCCTATAGGTAAGGCGAAATTCCTTGAAGACCCTATTAGAGACTATGCGGCAGAAAAATTTCCTAGAACTGTAATAAAGCATGTGAAACCTACGTTAGAGAGTGAGAACAATGAGTGATTTACTTCTTGATTTAATAAATCATCTTGCTTCTAAAGGTATTGTGGAAGGTGATGGAATCGATTCATTTAGGGACTTTACGCCAGAGGAACCTGATAGTGTATTCGTAATACATGAATACGCAGGAGCTCCTACACCTCTGCATGATACGTTTATTCATCGGTCTCTACAGTTGACCTTTAGAGACAAGGAAGCTAGCGTAGCTAAAGCAAAGTGCAAGCAGATATTTGATGAGTTAAGTCCTGTAGATAGATATAAGATGTTAAGTAATGGTAGGTGGTGTCAAATATATCCTAGACAATCACCTTTTAAGATTAAAGTTGATAGCTCAGGTAGGACTACCTACGGGTTTAATATTGGTATAACTGCCGAAAAAGATTAAGGAGGAGTGATATAATGGCAACTAGAATAGGTTGTGATAATCTTGTGTATGCTATATTGACAGCAGATGATGGTACATCTGATCCGACGTATGGAGGGGTAAAACCAGCACCTGGTGTTATGAGTCTGAATATAAACCCTAATGCATCTCAGGAAACTATTTTCTATGATGATGGGCCAGGAGAGTCAGCTGCAACTCTAGGTAATATAGAAGTAGAGATACAAAAGAATGAACTTACTACAGAACAGAAAGCAGATTTATTAGGACATACAATAGATAGTAAGGGTGCTATTATATATGGTGCTAATGATACTCCGCCATGGGTAGCTATAGGCTTTAGGACGCTTAAGTCCAATGGTAAGTACAGATACGTATGGTTGTATAAAGGAAAGTTTTTAGAGCCAGAAGACAATAGTGAGACAAAAGGTGACAGCATCAACTTCCAATCTGATACTATTGTAGGTCACTTTGTTAAGCTTGAGAAGAAGTACAATATCGGTGGAAAAGAGATACAGCCTTGGAAGTATGAGATTGATGCCGAGCATCCTGATGCAGATAGCTCATTAATAGCTATATGGTTCGATACAGTTCAGTTACCTAGTACTGAATAATATGGAGGTGTAGATAATGGCTAATATTAAAAAATTAAAAAGAGAACCTATAGTAATAGATATTGGCGATGGTGTTGAAAGAAAGCTTAGATATACCCTAAACTCTTTTGCATTAATTGAAGAGAAGTATGGAACTATTGATAAGGCTATGGAAGCATTGAAATCTGGTAGCATAATAGCTATTAGGTTTATATTATGGGTCGGTCTTGTACATGAGGATGAAAACCTATCTGAGCATTATGTAGGCAGTCAAATAGATTTATCAGACTTAGAAGACCTAGCAGAAAAGATGAATAAAGCAATGATGGGCGATTTGCCACAGGATGAGGTGGTTAACCCAAACTAATAAGAAGTCCCGAGAATAAACAAGGCCAATCCGCACAGCAAACAACAGAAGATGATGGTTGGGATTGGCCTTTTATGTTATTCTTCGGGACTGTAGAACTAAGAATGACTGAGGAACAGTTCTGGAATACAACACCAAGGAAATTTAAGGCACTAACAGATGCTGCTATAGAATATAAGCAAATGCTGTATGGTTCTAGCAACAATAAAGCTAGGCCACAGCTTGGATATATTGATCAAATTACTGGATGGTAGGAGGTGTAGCTAATGGGATTTTTTGCTAATTTAACAGCTAAGCTTGGAATTGATACTTCACAATTTAATAAAGGTTTAAGAGCTGCATCTGCTGCCGTAACTAGGTTTTCTAAACAAGTAGCAAAGGACTTTAGAGATACTTCTAAAAGCGCTGCAAGAGCTAGTGATAGTTTTAAGATACTCGAAAGAGCAGCTGATAAAGGTTATAAAAGCGTAAGGAGAATTACGCAGGGAATTATAGTCTCTCAAGCATTCTATAGAACTATTCACGCTATACAAGACACTATTAGAGAGTTGTACAATTTCTCTCAAGCTGTGGAAGAAAATAGGATAGCTTTTGCAGGACTTATAGGAGATGTCGATAAAGCTAAGAGATTTAATGAAATGCTTCAAGATTTAGCTGCTGATACACCTTACGCATTTGAGCAGGCAGCTGATAATGCCAGAAAGCTTTTGGCGTATGAGCTCCCTCTTCAGAGTATGGAAAGGATAATGTGGAGTATAGCTGACGCTACTGCAGCATCAGGTAAAATAGAATCATATAAAAATATATCTGAAGCGCTAGGACAAATACAAGCCAAGGGTAGGCTTACTGCTAGGGAGTTAATAAGATTTGCTACTGCAGGTATACCAGTATATCAGATACTAAGAGAAGAATTAGGGTTGATGCATGAGCAGATTGTTAACATTGGTAACCTTCGTATTCCTGCTGATATAGCTATTCCAGCTATTCTTAGAGGAATGGAAAAAAGATACGCTGGAGCAGCAGCGGCGATGCAGAGAACTACAAAAGGTTTAACTAATGCTATTAGAGAAAACATTCTGATAATAAGTCAAAATGTTTTTGACCCTCTATACCAGAACTTAAGGGTTAACATGGAAAAGCTCTCTAATAGATTAGAAGCAATGAGGGAAGATATTAGGAAGGGCGGTTTCGGGTACATGTTAGCGAACATGTTCCCACCGGAAATCATTCAAAGAATACAATTATTTGCAGCTAATATACAGATGCTTATACAGAACATAGCGGCTATATATAAAGCGCTAGCTCCAGTTGGACGCGCTTTCATTGAGCTATTTATAAACACGTTTAATGCAATTATGCCGTTTATTAATATGTTTACGCGAGTACTTGCTGTATTAATGCAAATGTTAACAAGTAACAGTACTGCAGTTAGAATATTCGTTTCAGCGCTTGGCGGTTTGTTTATAATAAATGCTGTAGTAAAACTAATACTTGGTTTTTCAGCAGCTTTGAAATCACTACTGATAGTTAAGATAATTGCGCAGGGTGTAGTGTACTTAGGAAAAGCAATAGGGTATCTAACAATGGCATTAGCCACTAATCCACTTGCAGCTTTTGTTGGATTAGCAGTTGGCGGATTGCTTGCAATGACGCTGGCTAGTAAAAAGTTCGGAAGCTCTGTGGATAGCTTAATGGGTAAAATATCTGGGGCATTCGGTGTAGACCCATCTAAGATATTCGTGCCTAAGATGGAAGAAAATATAAAGATTGCCGATGAGTTCAATCAAGAACTTGAGCTATCTAGTGAAGGACTTGAGAAAATGGGGGATAAGGCCAAAGAAGCCGGTAAGAAAGCTAAGCAGGCTTTGATGACATTTGATGAGGTATTTGTACTTCCTGACCCAGATATAGGTGCAGGTGCTGAGAGCTTAGACGACATATTTGACATCTCTGATATTATAGAGGCACCAACTATACCGCCGTTTGATTATAGTGAGATGTTCCCTGACGTTGGCGCTTCGATAACTGAATGGACCCAAGGAATTGCTGAGACTATAAGTAAGAAGCTTAAACAGGCTCTTATTGGCGCAGGTATAGGGGCTATCATAGGGGCTATCATAGGTGGTATATTTGGAGGATTACCTGGGGCGGTTCTTGGCGCTAAGATAGGTGCGGCTGCTGGCGCAATAGCAGGACTATTCTGGGAGAAGTTAGTAGAGTTCTTTAAGTCACCTACTGGCATAGGTGCTGGAATAGGTGCTACA